TACTGTTGTAGGTAACGAAGCAGGTACAGCAATCACAACAGGTGATAACAATACTGCCGTAGGCTTTGAAGCACTTGCTACTGAAGATGCACACGGTAATAATACAGCCGTAGGTTATCGTGCCTTGAAGACACTTAATGCAGGAGCAGAGGGCTACAACACGGCTGTAGGACAAGACGCAGGTACAGCAGTTACAACAGGACGGTACAACACATTCATGGGAGCTATTGCTGCTGACTCAGTTACAGAGGGTGGAAGAAACACTGCTTTAGGTTATGGAGCTTTACAAACGGACACTAAGGGTTCAAGGTCTGTTGCTGTTGGTTTTAATGCTTTAGGAACTCAAAATTTTACATCTGCAACGGACAATTATAATATTGGCATTGGGTATGATGCAGGTGGTGCTATCACAACAGGTGTAGAAAACACTTTAATAGGAGCTTTAGCAGGAGATGCTATTTTAGCTGCAGGGTCTAACACGGCAATTGGATATAAGGCTTTGACTTCTGAAACAGGTGGTCAAAATAATGTTGCTATAGGAAGGGAAGCCTTGGAAGACCAAGTTAATAGTTCTGGTAACATATATAACACAGCCGTTGGTGCTAGAGCAGGAGCTAGTATTACAACAGGTTTTCAAAACACTTTCCTTGGTACTTTTGCAGGTGGTGCTTCAGACGATGGAAATTATAATACGGCTTTGGGTTATGCTGCTCTTTCAGGAGGAAATGCAGCTAATTCTAATACTGCTGTTGGTTGGGTGGCAGGGTATAATACAACTGGAGCTACAAACACTTTTGTAGGTCAAGCAGCAGGATATGAGGTAACATCTGGTGGAAATAATATTTTGCTTGGGTCAGATGCAGGAAGGTCAGCTTCTCCATCAGGACAAATTACGACAGGAAGTGATACAATTTGTTTAGGTGATAACAACATAAATGATTTGTTTTGTGCCGACACAAGTATTTCTAGTTCAGACAGTAGAGACAAAACAGACGTAACTAATTTTAGTGGTGGTTTAGATTGGGTTAAAGCCCTAAGACCTGTTACTTATAAATGGGATAAACGTTCATGGTACGGTGATGACGATAATCCTCTGGGAACACCTGACGGTTCTAAAAAAAGAGACAGGCTTCACGTTGGATTTCTAGCACAAGAAGTTTTGCAAATAGAACAAGATAACGGCTTTGCTGATACAAATGACACATCTCTCGTTGTGAGAAACAATTTAGATGAAACAAGTTATGGATTAAAGTATGAAAGACTTGTGCCTGTTCTTGTAAATGCAATCAAAGAATTATCAGCAAAGAACGATGCACTAGAAGCTCGTATTA